GAGCTTTTTGGCAATCGCAACCTGACTCGGGCTCAACCGAACAGTGCGGCGTGCAGTATTGGTGACGCCGGAAGACCGGGTCGCAGGTGCTACTGTCTGCACGGGTTTTGTAGTAGCCCTGTTATTGCTCTTAGATACGCTTCCAAACTTCGCGGGGAAGGTGTCGCGCATCCTTCGATCAATTTCATCATAGTACTCTTCAGAAGTGGGGTCAAACCCCTCTTTCTGAACAAGTTCGATATGGATCCCACGGACTGCAGCGGTCATCACCATATCCTTGCCGAACCACTCGTTTTCCTCGGCCCAAGTTTCGGCACGGGGATCCGGTTGGCGGACCGGCTGCTGCGGCATTTGCTGCGGCATTTGCTGCGGCGCCTGCTGGCGTGCTTGCTGCTGTGCCGCAAACTGCTGGGCAGCGTCATGAAGCTGGCGCTGCTCCCACTGAACCGAGGTCAAGCGTTCCTGCGCCTCGGTTTCTGTATCAAAATCACCCTCTTCGCGGGCCTTCTTGATAATCTGCTTCAAAGCCACGATCTGCGTATCCATGCGGTTTTTCGCCTCTGACATGCGTGCAGAGTCCGAAGACCGGAAACGATGCTCTAATTCAGCGGCACGTTGTTGTACGTTTTTAGCGTACTCCACCGCAGCCTGTTCACGGCGCTGATGCTCACGCAGACGGGCAGTCAGTTTGTTGATGCGCTTTTGCACACCCTCACTGTACTGCTCCAGCTCATCTTCCTTTTTGTCCACGTCAGGCTTTTCTGCCGACGCTTCCATTTCAGGGGAATCCACCTCAACGGTAGCTTCCTCCTCGTTTTCGCCAATATCGTATTCAAGTTTTTCTTCAGCTGCTGCCATTGGGATTCTCCTCACATGTGCAGAATGTCTTCAGGATTGTTCACAACCCCGATAATTTCGTCATCGTTCAAGATGCGAATCTCGCCACCATCAATCGAAATACGGGATCCCGCATAGCGACCAAAGATGATCCAGTCCCCTTCCTTGCACCACGGTCCGTTCGGGAACTTCGACTCATCCATGTACGCCAAGTCACCCATCTTCAACACGTAGCCGACCGTTGTGGCCAACTGAGTACGCTTCTGGGTTTCTTCGGCAAGGATGATTCCGCCCTTGGTTTTCTGGGCGCCTCGATAAGGAAGGATGGCCAACCGCCATCCGGTCGGGGTAGGGATTAAATCTCGAACGGAACCCGTCAGTCTTTCCGGGTCTACATTGCCTTCCGAGTCGTACGCATCGTCCAGGGTCGGGCCTCTTGTGGCCTCTTCCTCTGCCCACTTGCGCTCTAATGCGGTCATGTTATCTGCGACGGCTTCCATCATTTCTCCTATGGTTAGAAATCCTCGTCCTCAACACCCTTCTTCAGAATGTCTTTAATGGACTGTTCCACCATCTTGATACCCTCAAGACGGCCCATCAGGAAACGATACCGTTCCATGTCCGCAATCGACCCGCCAAGCACCATCTGCTCCGTGTCAACTTGCAGCTGTCGAATAGCCTTTAACATCCGTTCTGTCGTTTCTAGCATGGTCACAGTCCATGTAAAGCAAGCGGTTTACAGCCCCGCTAGAAGGCTTGCGAAGTAACTACTTACTTCTTAGGTTTCTTTTTACGCGATTTGCCCGCTTTTGACAAGGCTATCGCGATGGCTTGTTTCTGCGGCTTACCTGCTTTCATCTCGGTCTTGATGTTGGCCGAGATGGTTTTCTTACTGCTGCCTTTCTTTAGCGGCATTGACGGCAAGCCTCCGTACGTCTTGTTGTTCCATCAAACCGGCACGCTCACGCGCGACATTGGCCCGCTCTTGCGCGATCGCTAACTGGCTGTCGATACGCGCCTGATTCGCCTGCATGTTGGCTTGAATCTTCTGCTGATCCAACGCCAGTTTCTGCTGGTCAATCTGGTTGTCCATCTGATCTTCCTGCGCGCGCAGCTCGAGCTCTTTCTCTTTCAACGCGACCACTGGATCGGCTTCAGCACCGCCGCCGGTCAACTGCGCCTGCAGATCACGAACTTCCTGCATGTACTGCGCGACCTTCATGGCCACCATGCCTTCCTTCTGCAATGCAGAAACCATGCGATCTGGGTCGGAACCGTACGACTGGAACAGTTCTGCCTCCACATCCTCTTCGGCCTTCAAACGAACGTGCGCCAAGACATGCTTCTGCAGCGTCATCGCCGCCTGTGGGATCTGTGCCAACATCGGAGACAGGCCCATAATCAAGTGCGATGCAATGTGCGCATCATGCTGCTGCCCAGCAAAGGCCTTCAGTTCCATCATGTCCAATACATCCGCATTTTCCTGTGCAGGATCCTTCGGCATCTGCGTGTTCTGCGGACGGAGAATACCGTCAATGTCCCGCACGTTTAGTGCGGCATAGACACGGTAATACGCCTCATACAGGTTGTGCATCTGTGGCGCAGACTGCGCCATCTGCAGCTGAGTCTGTGCAAGGGTAATGCGCTGCGCGGTAGAGAAGATATTCGGATCCGCAACCGGCAGCACTGCCACCATGTTGTCGAAATCCTGCTTCTTGATCTTGCGCGATGCACCAGGAACGTCGTACGGGTACTCGTCCGGCAAGAAATCGGCAAAACCACGCGCCAGCATCTCGAATTCGAGCTTCTGTGCGTAATGCAGACGCTTGTGAATGGCCGACATGACCATTGAGCCACGTTCCAACAACGCAATCGTCGTTCCAACCGCCGCGCCTTGGTTGCCATCGCCCACCTGCATGTCTGCAATGCTCGCCAAACGGCGACCGGCGTCGACCGTAAAGCCCAACAGCGCAAATAGCGTCTGTGACGGTTCTTTGTACGGCAGAGGCAGCAAAGAGGCCTTCAGATCAGCCCCACCAACGTCAATATCGCGCCATTCGCCAGGCTGATGCGGGTCATCTTCGTCGGAAATGCGCGCGCCCTTGGCTTTGAAGCCCGCAGGCAGGTTTGCCAGCGTTCCAGCGTCGATCAACTGACGCAATGAGCTCGTTGCAGCCTTAGAAAGGCCGCCAATCAGGTGTACAAAGCCCAAACCATACGCGCCAAGGCCTTCGACCAGCACATAATGTACAAAATACTCAATTCGGACCTTCAGATCGTCGTCTTCACGCCAGTTCCGGCGAATTCCGACCACCTGACCGGTGCTTTCTTCGACCGTTACGACGTATGGACGCTTGATTCCGGTGTAATTACCGTCTTCATCGCGATCTTCAAAGCCTTCCAAGTCCAAATCGACGTGGAATTCGAGCAAAAACACCTCGTCGGTGTTGGAAGTCGGCTCTAACCCGACAACACGGTCAATTCCATCCTGAATATCGCTGACACGAAGCGCGTCTTCGGCGTCTGGGATGTAATAATCTAGGTATTCACCCGCCCAAGCACGCTTTTTGAAGTCGTTTTCGTACATCGCAATGCGATGCGTAATCCGTGGACACTGGCTCATGACGCTTGAACCGGTGTACGGGATGTACAAATCGTCCGCCAACACCAGTTTGGACACCATCCGGCCCAGCGTGGAGTCGTAATAACTCTTCTTGAACACCGAACCACCGTAGCCAAGATAGAACAAGGCTTGGTCCATCTCCGGAGTAAACTCCTTCATGACCGTGGTAATCTGATAGTTCATGAAATCTTGGACGCGAGCGGCCTGTTGCGCCTTATCCAACGTCTCTTTGCCCACAACTTGCGTACGGACAGGGCCGCCTGCGGGCATCAGTTCCTTAAACGCCTGCGACTGGAACTGCACAACCGCCTCGGTCAGCATCGGATGGACCGCGCCTGACGCGCCACGGAACGGCTGCGTGCGCTCTTCCATCTTCAAGCCAAGAAGCTCAAGCCCTTTGGTGTACTGGTTTTCCCATTCCTCGCGCGATGACTTGTCGGACTGGAATAAGTCCATCAAGTCCATACTGACACGGCCCAAGGCGTCCGGATCAACGACCGCTGCAAGGTTGGCGTAGAAATCTACGTCAGCAGAATCGTCTTCGCCGATTTCGACCGTAGCACTACCATCATCCTCAAGGATGATTTCGACTTCCGGTTCCTCGATGTCATTGACGATCAGCTCAAGAGCCGGGGCTTGGTTGACTGCTTTATCTACTGGCATAGTCGCCTCATTATGCAGGGGTTATTATGCAGGGGTTGTCTTTATTTGGAAAGCATTGACTTGATATAATCGAGCAAAGAGGGGTTGAGCTCTTTGTTGCGAGTACGCCAGTAAGTATCCTCCGCCTGCCGCGATTCTGGAATATCTTCTGGGTATTTATTTGCGGTATACATCAGCGATTTCATGACCGCATCTTCTTTGTCGGCAAATTCAGTTTCATTGCCGGGGTTAAAGAAGTTGTAGTAGTTATTTACTGCGCGCTTCCAACTAGCTTGATCAGGTGCGTATAGAAGATCGTTACGACGGACACGGATCTCCTCATCCCTGTCCTGCTCCGGGCTCATGTTCGCCGCAAACACGTCCCATTTATGACGCTCATCGTGGTCAATTTCGTGCGCAATTACATACGGGTCATAGCTGTCCCTACCGTACGTATTAATTGTGCCGGGGCGAATCGGGTATTCCGTACGCTCGCCCGTTTCCAATGACGTGTACGGAATTGATCCTTCCTTATTCCATGACGGAGAAGCAATCCCACCAGGACTCACTTTGACATTGTAATCATTGCCCCGGCCCAGCATGTGTGGGTAAAACTCTTCAGGGTTGAACTCGCCACGTTCGTTGTTCGGTCCGAGGTACGCTGCAACTTTTTCAGCCAGCATCATGTCACGCATGATGTCGAGCTGCGTCTGACGATCTGCGGCGCTTAACTCACCACTAGGCGGGCTGCCTTCGGCGCGCTTGCGGATGAAGTTGGTTACTTCGCCGCCGTTGGCGTATTCAGGCTCTAACACGCCCCCGCTAAAGTAGTCACTTTCGTATGTCTCTGGCTTTGGGTTGGCCACCATGTACACAGGGTTTTCTTTTACCTGTTCTACAAGGGCGTCTTCTGATGCACGCGGATAGTCTTGGCTGCGCATACCTGCACGGTACATTGCCCTTACCGCACCTTCGTTTGATGCGTTAGCCCCGGCGTTTGGATACTTTTCCAAGGTCGTTTTAATCAAGCCTGTGCCAATGCCTTGGCCACGCTTGTCTTCTTTGACCAAGAAATCATTGATCAACGGGCGGTTGTCACGCTGGTTTTCAATGTCGGTGTAGACGTTGAGCGAACCGTTTTCAACTTCGATTTTGTCTACGTTGGCAGGACGATTCAGGTTTTCCCAGAACACGCCATACTCGCCCTCTTGAACAGGATGCGGGATGGAGAAGTCCCCTCTCTGCGCCTTTAATGTATCAAAACGTGTATTTGGGTTCTCACCCCAACGTACATTTTGATCAATGATGCGAACCGGCATTGTTGTATAGCCAAGCTCTTTCATCCGACGCGCACGATGGCGGCCCTCATGGCCCGTGACTTGTTCGCCATCCGTATTCAAAAGCGGGACTTGATCGAATTTAGTTAATGTCGATAGTCTTTCCGTTTTGGCCCGTTCTTCTCCCGGAGCAGCAAGATTTAAGTAATCGTCGATGTCCATCTCGACAACAACTTCACGGGACTTGAGCCGTGAATCCGCTTTTGCGTTCTGGAGTGCTTGTTTGGTAAATGCGTCTAGTGCGCTGCGTGCGGTTCCCGGTTTAGCCTGCTGCCCAAACTCGCTCTTCAGAAGCTGCCTATTTTGCGGAGTGATCTCCACCAGATTCTCATACGGAAGAGAAGTGCTGCCTTTTTCTTTGCCCGCTAGTTGGCCATTAGCGGGAAGATCCAGTAAAGAGGTCTCCCCACTTTCTGCGTTTCTATTTACAAAACGCACAGGAACACGGGTGTATCCCATGTCCGCCAATCGAATCATGCGATGGCGACCTTCTTGCTGAGTGACTTTTACATCCCCGCTTGGAGTCTTTTCAATGTTGATGTAAGGAAGAATGTCACCTTCAAGAATATCCATATCAGTCGGACCTTGCTCGGCGACTTCCTTTCTTAATCTATCAATCTCTTCCTTTCCATACGTGGTCGCATTGACCACGTCCATCGGATTTACCCAAGCTACCCCTGCAGAAACCATTCCTGATGGATAGTCAAACGGATCCGCTTCATGCTCTGATGCTAACTGCTTAAACCGTTTATCACTGAAACGCAGCGTGTTTTCTGCGTCGTCTTCACTCCGCATAATCAGGTCTTCAGGACTCTGCTCTACAGGCTTAAAGCCGGGCAGGCCGTTCAGTTGTTCTGCAGCAGGGAGGCTGGTCGGAGCGGTGTCAATGGTTGGCGGTTGAAAACCGGGGGTCGGTTCGATCGGGGCGGCAGGAGCAAAACCACCCGGACGGCTTAATGCCTCAATCTGGCGGCGTGTCTTTTCACGCTCATCCGCATCCGGTGCAATAACGCCACCACTGATCCGTGATTCTTGGACCGAGCGCAATGCTTCTGCGTACGCAGCTGGATCTAAACGCGGCGTTGCAGGTTGTTCAATAGGCTGGCTTAGATAAGCCTTGGTTTCTTCTGCTTTACGGCGATCGGCTCCACTAAGAAAGTTCCAAAGTGCCTGCGCAACAGACGGATCACTTGCTTCTTGGTCCGTGATCCCCGCTGCAGAAGCAGGGGCCATCGCCGCCATCAACTGTTGCGTTGCAGGTCCCATGACCGCACCGCCTACAGCAAACTTTTGTGGACCTTGGATCGCGGCAAGCAGACGCTGGTACGCGGGCCGCGCGTCGACGGGGCCGCCTTGTGCAAAAGCAAAGCCTGCAAGATTGTACTGTGAGGGGTTGATCGCCGCAGTATAGGCCGTGTTGCGCGCCTGCTGGGCTCGCGTCGCA